CGAGCGAGTGAACCCCAGTCCCAAGAGATGTCTGAGCGACGTACTCCTCGCCGCCAGCGGTAGAGCCAACCCTCAGCACGACGGGTCCGCGCACCACCGTGATCCTGAGAGCGTGCTCCACCCCGGTCTCGACGGTCGTCACCTGTTGGGTGCGGATCGCTCGGTTGTACCCAGATCCAACCAGCGACATGTATCCGCCGCTGTCGTATGAGGACGTAGCGCCAGACTCGTCAGCGTCAGTCCAGTTGTTCAGGTTGCCGGCGAATGTACCGTTGGTGACCGCAGTCGTGACCGCAGGACGCACAATCGGAGCCTCGTTCACGAGCACCCGCATCACGCTGTCGGTCATCTCGATCAGAGCGGTGTCGGCAGACGAGAACACGAAGGGGATGTACTTAGCCTTCGCGTTCGAGCGCGTGGAGCAGATGTACTTCGTACCCGGCCTCAGCATCGCTGACCCGAATACGCGCGGCATCCAGTTCGTCTGGATGGATGCTGACAGTCCTGTGCGGTCGAGGTCTGCTCTGCCCAGTGCGAGCTTAGAGATCAGTCCCCTGTTGAAGTTGAGCCTTGCCTCTTTCGGCACGCAACATCTCCTAGCCTGTCAGTCTGTTGCGGTTGCCGCCATCCCTGCGTCCGAATCTCCCAGACCTCGCGCCGACCCACGTACCGTGTGGCGGCATCTTGGTGGGTTCCTCCATGCTGTCGCGAGCGCGTGCGCTCTTTAGCAGGCGTTCCTCTTGGATGATCACGGACTTGGTCTTGTTCTCGTCCCCGGTGATTCGCAGGCAGATCTTCGACGCCAGCCACGCCCCAACCCACTCCTCGAACGCCTGCGTCCACAGCGAGAGGTCTGCCCCATATGCGGGGTCGTCGGATATGTAGGAGACGTAGATCACGTCCTGATCCGCGAACCAATACCCGGCTTCAACCGAGTACTCTTCGAGCGGCATCTTGAAGTACTCGTCGATGCATACCATCGCGGTACGAACGAAATCTGACGGTTGATCAAAGGCGCGACGGTAACCGAAATCGGGCTCTACCGAGGGGGAATATTCGAGCCTCACAGTCCGTCGCGCGAAGCGCCAAAGTCCCGCTTCGAGGAAACTCCTGACATCGTACCAGTCATCCAGAACTCGACGCGGTTCCCTGGCTTCATCCAAGCTCGCAAGCTTGCGTTCGCCGATGAAGGCGAGCGCCTTGTTGTAGACCTGGAGCTTGGTCGTCATCTCAAATCGCCAGTGCGCGCAGGTACTCCTGCAGGGATGACCCCGCTGCCTGCTTGGTGTCGAAGCCTTCCTTGATGTACTGCCCGTCCGCGATTCGGATCACCGACCAGCGGTGCTGCGGACCCTTCCACTCGACTCGGTATCCGGGTGCGGGAGCTTCCGGCAACGAGTTGGCCTGGATCTCGACCTGATTCAGCACCTGCACGGATGCGGCAGTGCGTTCAGCGGCGACGACCAACAGTTCTGCCCAGTACGACTGATCTTCAGCGAAGACCTCGATGTGGTCGCCGACTTTCAAGAACTGCGCGATGTGTGCCCAGTAACCGGGCTGGATGATGTCCTGCAGGGTCTGCCCCTGTTGCGGGACGATTCGGAAAGAGTTGCGGACGTATTCCGCCTGCTTGAATCGATCTGCGGTGATCGCTACGGAACGTAGGACAGCGGACATCAAGACCTCCAACGTGAAAGAAAGGGCGCCGAGCCGAAGCCCGACGCCCCTATCTTACGACAACGTCGCTTGGTTGATGCTACCTGCCGTACCGTCCACTGATGCGCGAACGCTGTGGATCGTGCATGTCGCCGAGTCGGTGTCGACACAGATCACGACGTCGTGGGTCTTCATCCCGTAGGACGAAACTCCCGCCGTGAAATAGTTGTCGGCATCCATGTCGGTGTGCGGATCGGTGCTGGAGTAGTACCAGACTGCCGGGCCGCCGCCGATTCGATCAACGATGCAACGAAGACCAGTTGCTGCAAAAGCCATTTTTCAATCCTCCTTGTTACGCGGCTACCAGGGCTGAGCCGTCGTGGTTCATTACAACCACACCGCTGTTCTGCAGCAGTTTGGAGCCCATGAAGATCGAGGTCCGCGCATACGAGTAGTCCTGCTCGTCCTCGTACCCTGCCGCAGTGTTCAGACCCTCCGTCGCAACCGCATGACCGATTGCCGACTTGTGGTACATGAAACACTTTTCTGCGCTGGTCCCGACGCCGGGGAGACCCGGATGCACGACCCAGTTCACGCCCATCCAGCGGTAGATCTTCACCGCATCCGTCCAAGCGGTCTCACCGCTCTGAACAGGTCGGCCCGAAACGTACTCGGCACCCGCGAACTCGCGCAGTTGCAGCAGGTACGCTTCAAACGCCGGGGTGATCAGACCGGTCAGGCTTCCGTCGAACGGAACCTTCGCGTTGCCCAGGATCGTCTTCGCTTTCAGACACAACGACTGCGAAGCTGTCACTGCGGTCCCGGTGTTTACCGTACCCGTGTTCAGTTCCGTGACGATGTCGCTGTCGATCTTGCGATTCGCGACCGCCATCGTGGTCATCTGCATGATCCGACGACCGTCACCCTGCGATGCGAAGATGTTGAAACTGGTGCGACGCACGAGGTCGTGCCACTCGACCAGCGTTGCCGACACCTGAGTCAGGTTGTCAGCGCGTGCCGGGATGAGTCCGTTGATGCCACGGGTCGTCATCGTTGCTGCACCGGAGTCAGCGACGAGGAAGGTTGCCGTGTTGCCCTTGATGACCGCTTCGGTGGTGACCGTGTCACGCAGAAGGGATTGACGCTGCTCGAAGCCGGCAATGAACTCTTGCCGGTACTGGGTCTGGAAGGCTGTTTCAGCCATGATGATCCTCCAAAAGAGAAAACCGTTTAACGGGTCGCTCTTGGTTGACCATCATCGGAGAGCGGGTTGCCTTGCGGGGCCGCTCAATCCGTCAGACGGCGCAATCGCTGTCCCAATCTAGCCACCAGATGGGTCCATTGCTGGGTTGCCGCTAGGTAGCCATTGAGTCGAAAGCCTAGTACCTCCTAGGCTTCCGATGCAAGGGAGGGGCTACCTCGACTTCAGCTTGTCTCGCGCTTCAAGCAGTTTCCGGTACTCGGCCTGCACGCTCTCAGACTTCCAGTACTTCTCTCTGGAGTCCGGTCCGCGCATGATCGACTCGATCTCAGCGATCCTGTCGTCGATCCCCTTACCTGAGGTGTTCACCGATCCAGGCATCAGGGTCGCAGCGGGGTTGATCGCTTTCGCTGCCTCGACCATCGCTTTGATCAGCGCGGTGTTGTTCCCAAGACTTCGACCTTCAGCATCGCGGGCAGAGAACAGACGGTCGAACAGGGTTCCGTCTACCGTGTCCAGCCAGCCACGGATCGCGTTCAGGTTTGGCCTCATCTCCGCGCCCCACTCGGATCGCAGCACGTCGGTGTTCTCGATCCTCTCAGCCTCGTCCTGCTCGAACTGAGCCTGCTTCTGCTCGTCTTGGAACTGGTAGTACCAACCGAGCGCAGCCTTAGCGAATGGCTGCGGCATGTTCGCCTTGTGCGCGTACTGCAGGAACGAGTCCACGAGAGGCTTGTCCTCCTCTCCCAGCACCTGACCGTCACCCAGGTTGGTGTCGTACTTGTCCGGAGCCTCGGGCACGTCGTTCGCCGCACGCCACGCAGCGACCTCCTCATCGCTCGCGCCCTCCTTCAGGGGCGCAGGCTTGAGTCCTTGAGCGATCTTCTTCTCAGCGTTGATGTACGACTTGAAGATGTCGGCAGGGGACTTGAATCGAGTCAGACGCGCGAGCGCCTTCTCGTCCTCTCCAGCCAGCTTGGCTCGCCAGTCTTCCGGCCAATCCGCAGGGTGCGCGACCGGCTTGTCGTCATCGGTGGTTACTACGGTTGCTGCAGTCTTCGTCTCTGTGGTTTCGGTCCCCTCAGTCGTGTCGTCTGCCGCGCTATCGTCAGATAGGTTTTCGGCTTCACTCACTTGGTTCTCCTCGTATTGCCCGCTCGATGCGGTTTATGTTGAGCTTGGTCAGCTTGACCAGTTGCCCACCGACGAATCGCTTGCCCTCGGCAAACGACGTGTCGTGCTCGTTGTTGGGTCGATACGACAGGTCGTAGTACCCGCATATCCCCTCAATGATTGTGGTCAGCGCGAGACGCTGCTGCTCTGGAGTAGCGTCGCCTCGATCCAGAGCCTTGATGGCTGCAGTTCCCGCTCGATCTCCAGCCCAGTTGAACGGCAGGTACGGAGGCGGGATTCCATCGGGTTTCTTCGGCATCAGCCTTTCTTTTCTCGCGTGACGCCCGTGATCGTGTGCTTATTTTGACTCGCATAGAAGACCTCTTTCGCCTTCTTCTTGCTTCCATACGTCTTCACCATGCTGCTCATCACGGTGCGGCCTTTTTTTGTAAGTGGCACTGCTCTTCCTCCTGCGTATTGTGCCTGGGGCGCGAAGTCGGTCATGCTGTCGCTCCAGTCGTGTTGGGATAGTCACATCCATGCTGCCACAGAACGTCATCGAACGGTTTAATCAACTCTTCGAGTCCACCGAGATCGACCCGTGGACCGGATGTAGGTTGTTGAAGAGCAATCTTCAAGGTCGTCGCGCCTCGCGCGCCTATGGGCGCCTGACCGTGGAAAATAAAAACTACACCGCATCCCGACTCTCTTACGAAATCGAGATCGGTCCCATTCCTGAAGGACTGTGCGTCCTGCATGAGTGCGATACCCCTGCATGCATTGAGCCATCGCACCTTTGGGTAGGCACGAACTTGGACAATATCCGAGACAAGGTAGAGAAGGGTCGTCAGGCGAAGGGTGAGCGTATCACTACTGGTCGCAACACCGCACGAGGCGAACGCCAAGGTCGAGCCAAACTCACCGCCGATAACGTCCGACAGATCCGCGCGCTCTACGCTGAGGGAGGCATTTCGCAGGAGACGCTCGGCGCCATGTTCGGCGTGAGCCAAGTGCACATCAGCCGCGTCCTGCGAGGGGATAGCTGGCTCCATGTAACTCACCCGGTTCGACGCCACACATAAATGGAGGCCGGGGTAACGACTGCAGGATGAGTCACCAATGGCATGGCGACGACGTTGGGGAGTACGTTGATGCTGCGATTGATCGAAACCGTTGGGTTGTGCTTGGCGAAGGTCATCGCGTTCACGCCGGCAGGAACCGCGAGACTCTTCGTCACCCTCGGGTTGTGCGTCGCGAAGTTGAACTCGGCAACCGGCTGCAGCGCATAGATCGTATCTCGATCCTCATCGACCTTCGGTTTGTGCCCCGCAAATGTCAGCGCAGTCACGCTACACCGAGCGGTGCGGTCCTTCCTGACGGTCGCTGCGTGAGTTGCGAACGTGAACGCCACGACGTTCGCAGCAGCGGTCTCGTTGATCTCTTCTCGAACCGTTGGGTTGCGCTTCGTGAACGTCAGACTCACGACGCTCGCGCTCACCCCCCGGTCCTTCCTGACCGTGGCTGCGTGGGTCGAGAAGGTCATCGACTCGACGCCAGGGTACGCGCCGAAGTGCTTCGTCACCGTGGGCTTGCGAACCGTGAACGGGAACGGGATGACGTTCGGGTTCACCTGCAGCGGGATCGATACCCGGTAGGGAGTGAACGTGAATGCCGCTATCCCGGCAGTGAACGAGAGATCCTTCGTGATCGTGGCGGCGTGCGTGGCGAATGTGAACGCCGACACCGTGGCATCCACGAGCAGTCCAGCGGAGGTCTTCTCGACCACCGGGTTGAAGCTCTGGAACGTGAACGACGTCGAGGTCGCGCTCGCGCCCTTGTCCTTCGACACGCTGGCAGCGACCGGAGAAAAGGTGAACGAGGTCGAGGTCGAGTCGACCCCCCTGCTCTTCGTCACCGTAGTCGCAATTGGCGAGAACGTGAGACTCGCGCTGGTGGCGGTGACGTCCCGGTTCTTCGATACGGTGGCGTTGTACTTCGTGAACGTGAAGGCGCTTACGCCTGCGCTGGCGCCACGAGACTTCGAGACCGTAGTGCTGACAGGGGTGAAGGTGAACGCGCTCACCCCGGCGTTCGCGCCGCGCGCCTTGTTGATGCCGGCAGCAATCGCAGTGAACGTGAACGAGGTCGAGGTAGCGGTAGCGCCTCGGGCCTTGTTGACCGACGCAGCGACGGCAGTGAAGGTCAGCGCGGTGACGGTTGCGAGCGCCGTCCTGTCCTTCGAGACGGTGGCGTTGTACTTCGTGAATGTGAATGCCGATACGCCTGGGTTGACGGCGTAGGTCTTGGTGACGACCGGGTTCTGTTTCGCAAACGTCAGAGCGGTGACGGTCGCGGTGACGCCCCGATCTTTTGTGATCGTGGGGTTGAACTTCGTGAAGGTGAGCGAGACGGTCCCGGCGCCGAACTCAAGTCCGGTCCCGTACCCTAGATACTCGTCCCCGAGGTAATCCTTACCGACGAACGAGGTGGTCGCCATTACAGAAGCTCGGCGGTGGCAACCTGCATGACGATTTCATCCGCCGAGTTTGCCACTGACATTGTCCACTGCACGGTCAGAGCCCTGTCAGCCGCATCAGAATCGACCGTTCCAGCCGCGCCAGACAGTGCGGTCGTCACCATTCGGTTGGCTACTGCAAGCGAACCAAGGATATCTCCCGCGACACCCGTAGTCGGATTCACCCTGCCGCCCGTCACAGTGTTGTTGTAGGTGATGCGACCGTTCAATGTCTGCGCGTTCGATGCGCTGTGAACCAGATCGAAATTCAGTTGCCACGCGCCTCGCCCAGTGCCAGCACTCCCGGCAACCGACACGTCCGCGAACAGGGTCGTACCACCATACGCGATGGTGAGGGTCAGCGTCGGCGTGCCGCTGTTCAGAACGTAGTTACCGCCGCACGTCACCCGCACGATCTTGCCCGCCGCCAATAGTCCGCTCGGCAACGTGACCGTGAAATATGTGTAAATCGCGTTGTCGTTGTTGCGCGTGACCGCAGTGGTGGTCTTCTTCAGCAGGATCGGACCCTGGGTGCGATAGCAGCGCAGGTCCATGAAGTTCCCAGCGGCGAGGTTGGTCGCTGTCGCCGGAACCCAGACCGCATACAACAACACGTCGTTGGCAGTGCGATCCGGGGGCGCGGGTACAGCAGCAGCAGTTCCGGCGCGAACCTGCTTCGCACCTGCCGAGTCGATCACGATCAGATCGATCCGGTTCAGGGTCGCGTGTGCGGCGCTCACCGTTACCGTCGCCGCAGCGACAGCAAACAGAGTACCGTTCGACAGCACCGCACCCTTCGCGATACTCGGGACCATGTTCGAGTTCGACGTGATGTCGAGACCGCTCAGGCAGCAGTCGCGACCGTCAATAGCGGCGGTGAAAGCCTCGAAGTACTCGTGATAGAGAATGGTCTGCAGGTTGGATACTGCAGTCCCGTAATCCTTGAGCGTGAACGCCACTGTCGCCCCTCAGCTAAACTGTTACCAAGTGGCGAGCCCCGACCCGCTCCATGTAATCGTCAGCGCCCCCGTCGTCATGTTGAACGGACCCGCGAGGTCGATGAAGCACAGCGCACCCTTGCCCGCATCCGTCGTGTTGTACACGATTGCGTAGTAGGCAGTGGTTGGGTTCGATGCGTGTTGCGCCCACGAGGGGTTCGTCGCGGTACTGATCTTCGCGGCACCCGCAGTCTGACTCACGAGAGTTCCCCAGTTGCCGAGCGAGATACCGCCAGCAGTGTAGTTCCCTCCAGGCGTCACCTCAGTGTAGTCGGTGAATGCAGGTGTCGAGTCTCCGGTCGCCGGCACCACGGCGTTGGTGATGATCCCGCACTTGATGTCGTCAGTGCTCTCCCATCCGCCATCGAGCATGAATGCCTTCGCTTCTTGGAACCAAGTCAAATCGCCGAGCGCCATGATCCATCTCCTAACAGTTTATGTATGGTGCGATCATACGTTGATCGAGCCAGTCGCAATCAAATCCCACGTCCCGTACCCGAGCCATGTGGCCGGATCTCCAACCCTCTCCGTGATGTACAACTCACCAATCGCAACACCCTCAGGAACGAGGTTCGTCTCCTGCCACAGGTCTGTCTCGCGCTCCGCACCGACAACCTCCTGCGACGCTCGTGCAACTCGCTTCCTATGCCGCCGCACCTGCCGCCCCTGCAGCAGTCACCGCAGGCGCAGCAGTGGCAGCCGTCTGTGCCATCTGCATCATCTGCTGCTGTTTGTTGATCCGGTCGCGCTCCTCTCCAGCGTCCTCTTCATCGCGAATCCAGCGAGCGGGTGCACCAACTCCTTCGAGCGCATCTCGCAGAGCCTGACTGATGTCGACGTCGGCGGCAGCGCCAGGGTCCATCTGCACAGCGGCGGCGAGCATGTTCATCGTCTCCCCGAATCTCGCGCCCTTCTCGCGCTCCACTGCCTTACGCAGAGGTGAGACGAACTTGAACTGCACGTCTTGACCCCGCAACGAATCTGGAATCTCCGAACCGAACGCGCCGTTCGCGAGCAGGATGTTGAAGGTCTGCTCACAGATCGCCCCGTTGTACTCGTCTTCGAGGGGCTCGAACAATGGCGCAGCCTGACGGATGTACTCCTCGACTCGCTGGCTCACCTCGGTCGCAGTCATGTCGCCGGCCTGCATCGGCAAAGCCAATTTGTTGAGGTAGAACGCCTCGCCGATCATCGCTCGGATCTCTTCCGACATGTTCATGCCGTTGGGAATCCCGGTCTTGTCGACCGAGAGCGGCCTCAGAACTTCGCCCAGCCTCTCGTCGTACTCGGCATCGACCCAGGTGATACCACCAGCACGCAGGTCGATGTCAGATCGAATCGCGTCCTTGGTCGCGAGCATCGGCGGGCTCGCAGCCTTCTCGCCGGCATCGAGCAGCACCAGAGTCATTGCCTGAATCATGCGAGCGTCAGACAGCGCCACCACGGTCGCTGGTGAGTACGCATACTGCGATCCGGACACGGTCGCCCACCTCGGGATCACCCAAGGGGTCATCGTCAGAGGTCGCTCCTCCATGATGTGGTTGTTGTCCTCGTCGATGTAGATCGACTCAATCGGCAACTCCCTTCCGCCACGGTACGAGTCATAGCCCTCGCTCGGCATCACCACGCGCCGGCAGTTGACCTCCGCGTAGGGTTCCTTCTCCAATCGCTCGCGAACCTTGGGCGCCACGCTCTTCGGGAACAGCCGAACCAAATCTCTGACGGTGGGCTTCCACTTCTGGTGAACGGTGTCGATCATCCCATCCGCACCCTCACACCACGCCAGATCGCGCAGGTGCCAGCACCGATACAGCAGCGCGTCGCGATTCGCTCCCAACTCCACAGTCAACGCGCACTGACCGAATGCAGCGAAGTCCATGTCGCCCTCCTTCGAGGCGCGCTTGAACTGAGCCACTCTGTCGTACATCGCTCGACGCTGAACGCCAGTCGCCCATTCGAGCCACTGCTTGCCCTCGCCATCGGGCTCGCGTTTCACCTCGATCTGGAACCAGTTGTCCTTCCTGAGCATGCTCCCGAACGAGTTGCCCAAGTCGCGACGCGCGAGCATCGGGTAACTGTTGAGCAGGTGATCGCTGAACTCTGCGCCCACGTTGCGCGTCATCGTGAAGTCAGCGCGCTCGACGTAGAAGTTCAGCGCGATCTCCTGATGCAGATGGTTCAACTGCCCCTTCTTGCCGAAGAGGTAGTTTCCCTGCTTGATCAGTTCTTGCGCGTTCGCGTCTTGCATTACCGACCGCCGAGTAGCTGATCCAGATCTTCGTTATTGCGATCACGGCGCAGCTTCTTGCCTTCAAGTGCAGTCATGCCCTCAGACATGATCGTGCCGTGGTACGACGTCAAGCTTTTGACACCGGTCTTGCTGCCACCCTTCCCGCCGCCACCATTAGCGCCCATCAAACCGCCAGCCATCTTGCCCACCTTGCCAACCATCTTCTTGGCACCCTTCGCCAGTCCGCCCATGTCAGCCTCCTAGTGCCGAGTCGCTCATTATCGTGGAATCACGCCCCGACCTGTTCAGCACCTCAGCCAGTCGGCGACGACGTGCGACTGCGAGTTGAGACTCGTCAGGCATCGCGGTCGCGGCGGGAATCTTCGGTGGCTTCGGGCCTTTGAAGATGTCTGTGATCGGGCTGAAGATGTTGTGACCGATGTCGCTCAACTTCGCCATCTCAACCCCCCAACGTCTGCGACATGATCGACGAACCCTGGCTGTACTGAGCCATCCGACGCTTGCGCGCCTTCGCGATCTGCGTCTCGTCCGGTAATGGTACAACGGGTGCAGCCTTCGGCTTGCTTGGTTTCTTGCTCAGTCCGCCCATTACGCTCTCCTTCGAGCCGAGCCATGCGAGTGGATCACCTTCGGTGTCCCGCGCGATTTGTCCTTCCAGATCCCGTATGCGCTCGATATCCGATCACCCTCTGACCATGCCATGCAGATCGCATCGCCCTTGTCCGGTGACCGACCGATGCGGGCTACCAGTTTCTCCTTCGTCTCGACCTTGATGCCCTGCGATGTCACCTCGTAGGTCGGCGACGTGAGGTCGGCAAGAATCTCCGAGTCCGGAGGTAGCATGATTGTCGATCCACCCTGCTGATCCGGATCGAGCGCCTCACGAAAGCGCCAGAGGCACTCAGCGCGTCTGTTGGCGAACTTGAGCTTCTGGTCCGTGGTCCTGCGTACCGAAGCTTCCGCTCCCTTGTACGCAACGACCTTGATCTCGTTTTCCTTGAGGTGTTTGAACACCCCCCCTCCATACCCACCACCGCAGTCCACGACCACGACAGAACCGTCGCGTCGCTTAGCAACGACGATACCGGCAACGTCAGTCCCCCCGAGAGGTGTGCTCGCGCCCGGTATGACAATCGGAGGCGCGTACCAACCGTCATGCCGGATCGCGAGCACGTTATTGTCGACACCACCCTGAGCGACATCCACGCCGATGGCGCACTGTGGCACCCCAACCGGCGGATGCTCAGTCCATCGAGCCTGGGCAGCCTGAACCCACGCGGTCGGGATTACCTGCCAGGGATTGTCCCTGATCGATGCATCGAACTTGCCGTCTCGATACGCATCCCGCAACTCCTTGGGAAGCGCCGCAAGCACGCTCGCGTAGTTGGTCTGAGCAAGGTCAGGGTTGTCCTCCAGTCGCGCGCGTATGAACGTCCTGCTGCGCGCCATCACGGGTCGAGGCTCGCCTGGGATCTCGTGCGGGCCGGGACCGTCGACCTCCTCGTCCTTGCCGTCGATGGTCGTATACCAGCGAAGCTCGCCCTCCTTCGCCGGGCTCGGGTGAGTCGGGTCGAGCCACGCTCCCCAATACCTGATGATCCACAGACCCTCTGCGGTCGTCGGAGGGTTTCCGGCAGCGACCACTCGACACCGTTGCCCAGGAACCGTCGTCCTGTTCCAGCCGATGATGAATCGATACATCGACTCGCTGAAGTCAGAGACCTCGTCGAACACGATCAGGTCGTGAGGGTCTCCCTTGTATCGCTGCTTCTCGTCCTCGTACTGGCAGCCGCCGAAGTCGACCGTCTTGCCATCAGGCGCACGGTAAGTGTGCATCTGCCCGTTCCATCCGTCCCGACTCTGCAGGATTCCGTCCATCAGACGGTCAGCCATCGCAATCGAGTCCTTGATGTACTTACGCAGGATCAGCGAGTTTGTGTGTGCAGTGATCGCGAGTCCAACAGCGAGATCTGTCTTGCCACCCCCAGCCTCGCCGCCATAGAAGAGTTCATCGGCCTCGCACTCATAGCCGCGAGTCTGCGGTCCTGGGTTCGGACACCATATCGGCAACGCCGCTGCCTGCTTGACGAGTTCGCTGACGTCGTCCTCGGGCAGAACCTTCAGGCGTTCGAGTATCTCAGTGAGGGCGCTGCTCAAGTGCCTTCTCGCCTTTGTTCAGGATGAATGCGATCCGTCGAGCCAGTTCCAGTTCGCTGAAGTCTTGCTGTGGCATCAAGTCCTTCCCGTCCACACCGCTGTGCTCGAT